TGCAGAAATGTCACTTATACCACCATTACAACCTGTATTTGGTGCTATATATAACATAGCAGTGGCATCTGCTGTTGTAAGTAATCCTGGTACATGGTCTAAAATAGGTAAAACACAGCCAGTAAATGATGCAAATATCTTTTTAGATATTTTAATATCAGGTATGAAAATACACTTAACTACTATAAGTGGTACTTACTTTGTAAGTCAAGCAGCATATCCTGGTGCACCAATAACAATTGCACCTGGTTTTCTACCATATGTTGGATATAATATTATTCCTTCAGCTTCACCACCACAAAGACCACCAAGGCCTCAACCACAACCACAAGAAAAAACAGTAGAAGAATTATTAAACGAAATTGCAGATGATAACAATACAGCTGAAGGTGCAAAGGATGCAATCAAAGCTGTTGGTTCTGTTGAATTTTTATCAGATGAAGGTCAAGATGCAGGGCCACAAATAGAAGAAGTAAAAACAGAATTAGCAAAAACAGTAACAGCACCACCACCAGTAAGTACAACTGCAGAACAAATTGATGGAACAAATGATTTAGAAGGAGAAGCAGTTGAGTGTGGAGCTAAACTTGATTATGAAGAAAACTTTACAAATGATGTAAGGTTAAGAACACTATCTTTAGATTGTACATTCCCTCACAAGTTAAAAGAACAAAGAGGTCTTACAGTTGAGGATATTGTATGTAATCTAAAAGCAGTTGCTCAAAATTTAGTACAACCTATAAAAGAAAAATATCCTAATGTAAGAATTAATTCAGGCTTTAGAGGAACACCATCCATACCTGGTGGAGTTTCACAACATGAAAAAGGTGAAGCCATTGATATACAATTTGATGGTATAACTCCTTTAGGATATTTACCTATAACTGAATGGATAGTAAACAATGTTGCATTTGACCAAATAATATTTGAACATGGTAACTCTATTTGGTTACACATATCATATAAAAGAATAGGAACTAATAGAAAGAAAAAACTTACAATGATTAAAAAAGGTGGTAGAACTACCTACGAAGCAGGTATAAAATGTTATTACAATTATTAAAAACTATAAAATAGATAATAATATATTTATATTAGTAAGGAAAATAAAAGAATTATGAATACCAAACAATTAGTAAAAGTTATCAAAACATTAGTAGAAGTTGAAGTGGCAAAAAAACACGAAGATTTTCTAACAAAAACTTTTCCTAAAATTTTAAAGGAAGAAGTAAAAAATATGAAGGGAGGTATTGAAACTCCCATACAAGAAGCAATTCAACAAACAGAGGTAGACCCTTTTGAACAAGCTGAACTTGCTTTACAAGAAGAAAGAACACAGCCTAAAAAACACTTCACAAAAAATGAAGCAATTAATGAGGCGTTAAATAATACAAAACCATTTACAGCTGCTCAAAGAAAGGGTGGAGTTGAACAAAAATCAGTATTAGATAAATTTCAACCTGTAAATGAAAACATGGATAAGACAGTTTCATTTAACCAACAAGGTGCTGGAGCTGGAGTAGAAGGAATGAGAGCAAGTATGGCCGCTCAAATGGGTTATGGAGATGTTAAACAACAACCAAGCAAAACTGGTCTTGGTGTTAAAACAGGATTACCTGGTTTAGATAGAATTCTAAATAGGGATAATTCAGCACTTGTAAAAAAGTTTAAAAGGTAAATATTTAGATGGCATTTGTATTAGATAAAAAAGTAGTAAAAGATACACAAGAGTTTAACGACTTTGCGTATGGTATAACATTACCAGTCCAAAGAGGAAATACTGGTATGTTTAGGCAGGCTTTTTCATCATTTGAACAAGCAAAAGCAAACTTAAAAAATCTACTAATGACATCTAAAGGTGAAAGAATTTTACAACCAAACTTTGGAACAGGTTTAAAAACATTATTGTTCGAACAGGCTGATGATAAATTAGCTGAAAATATTGAAAAGGTTATAACAAGTAGTGTCAATTTTTGGCTACCTTATATTACCATAGCGGAGATAGATGTAAGAATGACTGATGAAATGAAAGATAATAACAAAGCAGAAGTATCAGTTAACTTTACAGTAGGTAATCAAATTGATGTACAACAAATAACATTTAAGGTGGAAGGATAAGATATGCCATTAAATAGTATTACAAGAAAGACAAACCAAGGTAGAGATATCAAGTATATCAATAAAGATTTTTCTAAGTTTAGAAAAAATTTAATTGAATACGCAAAAACATATTTCCCAAAAACATATACTGATTTTAATGAATCATCACCAGGTATGATGTTCATTGAAATGGCATCTTATGTAGGTGATGTTTTATCTTACTATGTTGATGATACACTTAAAGAATCATTAATGGTATTTGCTGAGGATAAAAAAAATGTCCTTGCATTATCTGAATATTTAGGATATAAACCAAAAGTAACTTCACCTGCTATTACAAGTTTAGCGGTTTACCAATTAGTACCAAGAATTGGAAGTGGTGATACAATTAGACCAGATTCAAAATATTATTTAAGAATCAAAGAAGGTATGGTTGTTGAAAGTGAGGATGGAATACAATTTAGAACAACTGAGTTAGTTGATTTCAATGTAGAAGAAGATAGAGAGATTTCTGTTTATGAGACAAATGGAGCAAATGAACCAACTAAGTATCTTGTAAAGAAATTTGTAAATGCAATATCAGCTGAATTAAAAACAGTTAATATATCATTTGGAACACCACAACAATTTTCAAAAATAAATTTAGCAGAAGATAATGTAATCGATATACAAGATGTAAGAGATTCAAATGGAAACAAATGGTATAAAGTTCCTTATCTTGCACAAGAAATGGTTTTTGTAGATTACCCAACATCAGAACAAACTGATAAGGATTTACAACAATTTAAAGACTCAGTACCAAATATATTACAAGTAATAAAAACTTCAAGAAGATTTACTACAAGAGTAAATGAAGATAATACTACATCAATAGTATTTGGTGGTGGTAATCAAACTAACGATGAAACATTAATTCCTAACTTTAAAAATGTAGGTTTAGGATTAAGAAGTTCTGTTGATAGATTAGGTGCATCCTTTGACCCAGCTAACTTTCTAAAAACAAACTCATATGGACAGGCTCCATCAAACACAACACTTACAGTAAGTTATTTAGTTGGTGGTGGTGTTGATGCAAATGTAGGTCAAGGAACAATTACTTCTATTGAAAATATTTCATTTGATGAAGATACCTCATTCTTTACTACAAATGAACAAGCATCATATAGAGAAGTAAAAAATTCAGTAGCAGTAGAAAACGAATCACCAGCAACAGGTGGAAAGGGTGCTGATACGATAGAAGAAATTAGAGAGAACGCACTATCTAACTTTGGTTCACAAAATAGAGCGGTAACAAGAAAAGATTATCAAGTAAGAGCATTATCATTACCACCTAAGTTCGGTGGTGTTGCAAAGGCATTCTGTTCACCAGATGGAGAGTTAGATTTAAATTCACCAGCATCAATTTTATCAAGTAGAGATTCATTAGAAGAATTTACAAGTTTAGTTCAAAGTTTAAGAGACAAAGATTTAACAGAACAACAAGTAAAAGATGAAGTAAGCAAGTTTCTTGGAAACAAAAAAAGTTCGATGAGTGAAAAAAATAATCCTTTTGCAATAAATCTATATGTACTTGGTTATGATTCAGATAAAAACTTATCCACACTAAATAGAGCAGTAAAAGAAAATCTTAAAACTTATTTAAGTGAATTTAGATTACTTACTGATGGTGTAAACATTATAAATGGTTTTATTATCAATATAGGTATTGATTTTGAAATTAGAGTTTTTGGTGGATATAATAAAAGACAAGTTTTAACAAGAGTAACTAACGAACTTAGAGAATACTTCAACATAGATAATTGGACATTTAATCAACCAATTAATATTTCTGAAGTTGAATTGTTAATCGCAGGTGTTGAAGGAGTATCATCAGTACCAAAGTGTGAAATCACTAACAAATGTTTAGGAAACTATTCAAACAATTCTTACAATATAAGTGATGCTACTAAAGGAAAAATGGTTTATCCATCTTTAGACCCAGCAATATTTGAAGTAAAGTTTCCAAGTAAAGATATAAGAGGGAGGGTTGTATAATGTATTATTTCGTAACAGCATCTAAAGATAGCACAATTTATTTACAACAGCCTGACCAGAATACTGGTTTAGATGAAGTACTTGAAATATCGAAAACATATTATGGTAACTTAAAAGATATTGCTCGTTCATTAATACAATTTGATGCTGCAGCACTTTCTCAATCAATAGTAAGTGGTGAGGTAACAATGAGTAATGCAGAACTATTGTTAAAAGAATGTGAATCAAATGAGATACCAGTTGATTATGAAATTTACGCCTACCCTATTTCTGAATCGTGGGATATGGGTATAGGTACAAGGTTTGATGATATATCAACAGATGGTTGTACTTGGAATCAAAGAAAAACAAATGTTAACTGGTTGATAGGTTCAGCATCACTTGTTAGTACTGGTTCATTTAATGGTAAAGGAGGTATGTGGTACACAGGTTCATTTGCTACTCAATCATTTACATATCAATCTCATGATATCTCGATGGATGTTACTGATACATTCAGAGCTTGGGTTAGTGGTTCACTTAATAACGAAGGATTTATTTTAAAACACGATTCACCATTAGAAAATGATACAATTGATTATGGTCAATTAAAATTCTTTTCTAAAGAAACAAATACTATATACCAACCAAAGGTAAGAATTGGTTGGGATGATTCTAATTTTGTAACTGGTTCATTAACTGAGCTCGAGGCAGATGATATTAATGTAACATTCAAACGACTAAAGGCCAGATACAAGCGTGGAAGCAAACCTGAAATCAGAGTTTTTGCAAGAGAGAAATATCCTCTTAAAACTTACACCAACCTTTATTCTTATACTGATGTTTACTATTTACCTACTTCAAGTTTTTATCAAATAAAAGATATTGTAACTGAAGAGATTGTAGTACCATTTGGTGATTTCACAAAATTATCTTGTGATGCAAATGGAAATTATTTTAATCTTAATTTAACAAATTGGGAATATAACAGAGATTATTATATAGAAATAAAAACAAATAGAAATGGTGTAGTTGAATACTTTGCAGATAAGGATTTGACTTTCACCGTAGAAAAGTAAAATGAGCTTAAAAGATAGATTTAGAATTAATGAACTTGTAAAAAAAGGTTCTAAAGCAATAGAAAGAGATTCTTCTAAGGGCATTACTGTGCAAAAGGTTGATGGAAAACAAGTAAGAAATAAAAAAAAATCTAAAGAAAAACCTTATGGTACTGAACCAATAAAAGGAAAACAAATATCTCCAAGATTTAAATCTGATTTAAATGAAGTAGAAGAAAACTTTGTACAAGAACAAACAACATTCAGCGGTGAAACAAGTGGCTTTATAGAAAAACCAAAATATAATGAAGAAGAACTTCAAAAAGCTATTGATGTTAAGGTTGATGAATTAATAAAAAAAGAAAAACAAAAAAAAGGCCCCTATGTTAAACAAGAGTTATTTGATAAATTAAGAGGTGACTTTGATAGTAGAATAACTGACATAGAAGATTTAAGAGAACAATTAGATAATGCGTTAGCACGAGTATCAGATTTAGAAACAGAAAATATTTCACTTCAACAACAACTTGATGCGGCTTTACAACAAAGAGCAGTTGCTGAAAATCAGAATACTATTACAAATGATAGATATAGTTCTTTACTTGCTGATTTTCAAAATGCAATTATAAAAGGTACTAAGGAGGCAGTTGAAAGAGTTTCACTTACTGCTCAAGTTAGAGGTTTACAGGCACAAAAAGCAACACTAATAAGAATTGAAGAACAAGAAGAAGCACAACAAGAAACACAAGCTATATTAGCAAGTTTAACAGGACCAGATAATTCTTTTGAACAAAAAGGTGAAAGTGGATATAAAGTACCACCACCACATGATGATGTAAGTTTGTTTGAAACAAGACAAATACATTTTAGAAGTAATAGAAACAGCTCAGGTTGGTCTGGTATGGATTCATTAGAACTTTATAATTTTAATGAAGAAGAATCATTATCATATAATATTAGTATTGCTGCAGGTGTAGGTGGACATGGAACTCCTTGGTTAGGATTTACATCAACAAGTGGTACAATCCCACCACGAAGTGGAGAAACACCTGGTAAAGTGACTGTTGATGCTAAAAAGATTAGGAATGTAAACTCACCTAAAGGTAGAAGAAAAGAATTTACAGATGATATAACCCTTACAATTGGTAATGATACTTACGAACTAAAAGGTATATTTTATAGAAAATTAAGAAAAGGTGGAAAAGGTAACTAATGGCTGAACAATTTTTTAAAGAGATAATCGATAGAAGAGGCTACAAAGTAGAATCTGAGGATAGACAGGTATTTGAAAAAGAAATATCAAAATCTAACTTTGGTTTAGGTTGTGCTGATATGATTGAATTTATATTATATGATTCAAACAATAATCAGTTACCTCAAGGAGATTCTGGCGATTTAGTAAGATATATTAATATTGATGATGCAAATGTCAATGATTATTTTATTATTTCTAAAAACCCTAACACTAAAAAGAAAAATGATACAA